TATAAACACCATATTGCGAAATATGCGGGACAGGTTTCTAAAGAAACCATACAATCACTACGAGGCGTCGACCTCATACCAATCTACGAAGAAGATGGTAGTAACTTATAAAAATATAAACAAAATTCGGTTTCCTGTATATGAGTTGCCTTCGGGTAACTGGCAGAAAACGGATGGGCTGTTGTTTATAGATGATAAAATTGTAGATGATACAAATATGCGAGGAGACACTATCGGTATGCGTAGACTACAAACACCACATCATAAAAAACTACTCCCAATAAAGCACCAAATTGATAGTCTTCGCGGTATATTAAAAACAGACTGTAAGCATTTTATAGATAGTCACGGTATTCCGTTTATTTATGAAAAAAGTCAGTTTTGTAAATTAAAATATTACCGTATCAAGAACGTGCAACAGAAAGATACTGCTTCTATTCTAAGACTCTTTGGAGTAAAGCAGCCTTTCATTATTCCTAGGCCACCAGGCGAAGATATGCGGTATGCTGGTGTTCTCCATTTTGGAGAGTTGCCTTGGGTTTTATACGAGTATTCCGAAGACCGTCGTGAGGACACTCGAAGAAAAGTATAAATTATGGGTAAACGATCTAAAACACTACAAGGTGCAAACTTAGAGTTGCAGGAGATTGAACCACTCACTCAAAACCAGCTTCGAGCTTTCGAAAGTGAAAAGAATATGGTTTTGCATGGAGTAGCTGGAACAGGTAAAACATTTATTGGATGCTACTTTGCCTTTGATGACATGATTAAAGGACAGTATGACAAGCTAGTCTTAATACGAAGTGCCGTTCCAACCAGAGATATTGGGTTTCTTCCAGGAACCGAAAAGGAAAAAGCCTCAGTCTATGAAGAGCCTTACAAAGACATTTGTATTGAGCTGTTTCAAAGAGGTGACGCGTACCAAATACTCAAAACGAAAGGATTAGTACATTTTATGACTACATCTTTTATTCGAGGTGTTACTCTACGTAATGCTACGGTAATAATTGATGAATGTCAAAATATGTCTTTTCACGAGCTAGACTCAATTATTACGAGAGTAGGTGAAGGCTGTAGAGTCATCTTTTGCGGAGATTTTCGGCAGGCAGACTTACAGAAAAATGGATTACGAGACTTTATTCGTATTCTAAAGGCCACTGATATGTTTGATGTTGTTGACTTCGAAATCAATGACATTGTTCGTAGTAATTTTGTAAAACGTTACATAATCGCAAAAGACCAGTTAGGGTTATAATGAAAGCAGTTCTTAGTAATCGTATTTTTATGGAAGCTACTCCGGAGTTCCGCAAGGTTCTTTCCGATGAGCTTACGTATAAAATAGCGGCACAAAATCCAAATGATCCACCGCAGATTATTAAGAACCTGCAACGGGTGCGCGAAAATCTGGTATCTATACCAATCGGACGAACGGATCTGATACCAGACCACTACGAGATAGTGGATAAACGTCTCGAAGTTCCTGTTGACTTTCCGGAGTTCAAGTTTGAGTTGCGGTAAAGTCAGCAGGACGTTTATGACGCCCTTGATGATAATTGCATCATCAACGCATGGGTAAGTTGGGGAAAGACCTTCACAGGTCTAGCAATAGCAGGAAAACTCGGCCAAAAGACACTCGTAGTGACTCATACGGTGCCACTACGAAATCAATGGGCCAAGGAAGTGGAGAAAGTATATGGAATTAGTCCCGGCATTATTGGGAGTGGTCGGTTTGAGCTTGATAGCCCTATTGTTATTGGGAATACTCAAACTTTGTACCGGAATATCGAGAAAATCCGAAAAGAATTCGGAACTATAATATTAGATGAAATGCACCACGTCAGTTCGCCTACGTTTGGCAAAATTATTGATACCTCTCACGCTCGGTATAAGATTGGACTGTCTGGTACTATCGAGCGCAAAGACGGAAAACACGTTGTCTTCAGAGACTACTTCAGCCCGAATATTTTCAAACCACCGAAAGAGAATTTCCTCACGCCAACCATTCACATTTACAGAAGTGAAGTACGGTTCCCCGATGGAGCGAATATTCCCTGGGCTAAGCGAGTCAATGCAATCGCAAATAACGACGAGTATCGCCACTCTGTCGCGATGTTAGCAGCAGCATATTCGGCACGAGGCCACAAGGTACTTGTGGTGTCAGATCGAGTTCATTTCTTGAAAAGCTGCGCCGAACTGACTGGTGAGAAATCTGTATGTGTTACAGGTGAGGTCGCACATGAAGACAGAGAAAAACTCGTGTCTGAAATACTATATGGAGACAAGAATGTTCTTTATGGAACTCAAGCAATCTTCAGTGAAGGAATCTCTGTAAACACTTTAAGTTGTTTAATACTAGCAACTCCAATTAACAATGAGCCATTACTTACACAGCTTATTGGGCGAGTTATTCGTAAGCAAGAAAACAAACGAGATCCGGTTGTCATTGATATACACCTCAAAGGCAAAACGGCCCAGAGACAAGCATCCAACAGAATGGGGTATTACATGAAGCAAGGCTACGAGATCAGGCAGCTTTGAACATAGAAAAATACTTCTTGACATTTACTTCAAATGAGAGTATAATATGTTGTTATATAATTGGAATAAGATATTTAATACCGCAGAGGGCAGTCCTACTGTGGTATTTATCATCTTTAAAATGCTTGTAACCAAAGCTATTCCGGAAAATAAGTATGACAGAGTTTATAAGTTTAGTAGCATTGATTTTAATGGTAAATCCTTTCTGGTGCATCCAGATGTCTTACTGTACAATGCTTATAAGCATAGCTACCGCGAAATAGCCCAGTATATCGCTTTAGCTTCAATGCGTCCATACGTGGACTATGTAACAACTGGGGAACTAACACTGGATATGCTTCTTTGCGAAGTAGCTCCAGAACTTTTTGAAGATAACAGTCTACTTCATGTAGAGGATGGTAAAATTCATTTTCTGTATGAAGAAGTCAATCAGGAGACTATACACTAATGGCACTATCATTTAACAAAGCCGCTGGCGGCGCTAAAAAATCCTCTATCTCTTCTTACCAATACCGTGACGGTGATAACGAAGTCCGACTCGTCGGAGACGTTCTCGCTCGGTACGTATACTGGCTAGAAGGTAAAAATGGCAAGCAAATTCCTTTTGAATGCCTTTCTTTTGACCGCAATGAAGAGCGGTTTAACAACAAAGAAAAAGACTGGGTTCGTGAGTTTTACCCTGATCTAAAGTGTGGCTGGAGCTACGCAATGCAATGCATTGATAGTGGTGAAGTAAAAATCATCAATCTCAAGAAGAAGCTCTTTGAAGCTATTCTTACTGCTGCAGAAGATCTCGGTGATCCTACTGATCCCGAAGCAGGCTGGGACGTTAAGTTCAAGCGTGTAAAGACTGGTCCTCTTCCCTATAATGTAGAGTATCAGCTTCAGGTCCTCAAGTGCAAGCAGCGTGCTCTCAGTGAGTCCGAAATGGAAGCAATTGCAGACTTGAAATCTATGGACGATGTTATGCCTCGTCCAACTCCAGACGCTCAAAAAGCTCTTCTCGATGAAATTCGTGAAGATGCAGCGGGCGAAATTGATGAATCTTTGGAAGATGAGTTCAAGATCGGATGATTTTATTCACGGCAGACTGGCACATTAAGCTAGGACAAAAGAACGTACCTCGTGAGTGGGCTACAAATCGCTATGAAATGTTTTTTGAGCAAGTACATACGCTTGAAAAAGAGTGCAATATGCACGTCATTGGAGGTGATTTATTTGACCGTCTGCCGAACATGGAAGAATTGGAACTGTACTTTCAGTTTGTATCGAAAGTACAGATTCCGACTCTGATTTATGACGGTAATCACGAAGCTACAAAGAAAAACAAAACATTCTTCACACAACTGAAGAAAGTAACAAAAGATATAAATCCATTAGTCAAAGTAGTTGATATGTCATACTACGATAATGACTTTGGTTTTGGAGTACTGCCGTATGCAGACCTTCACCGTAAAAATTCTATTGAACTGTTTGATACGAGCAAGCCTCTATTCACTCATGTTCGCGGAGAAATACCTCCACACGTCAAGCCAGAGGTGGACTTAGACAGGTTCGAGGACTTTCCCGTAGTTTTTGCAGGCGATCTTCACGCACACAGTAATACTCAACGCAACATTGTATATCCAGGCAGCCCTATGACAACTTCGTTTCATCGAAGTGAGGTTAGTACCGGCTACCTCTTAATAAACCCGCATGATTGGTCATGGAGGTGGGATCCTTTCGAATTACCACAATTAATTCGTAAAACAGTATCAAATCCAAGTGAAATGATATCTACAGACTACCATCATACAATCTACGAAGTTGAAGGAGATATGCAAGATCTGGCAAACGTCAAGAACAGCGAACTTCTTGATAAGAAAGTAGTAAAACGTAGTAATGAAGCTACTTTAATTATGGACAAAGATATGTCCATTCAAGATGAACTTATTGAGTATCTAACATACATACTTGATATCTCTGACGATAAAATATCAGAAATTGTAGGTACATTTAATGATTACGCTTCAAAAATTGAAATGGAGTAATTGCTTTAGTTATGGGCCTGACAATGAGTTAGATTTAAGTAAAAATACTGTAACGCAACTTGTTGGTACTAACGGGATGGGGAAGTCCTCCATCCCGTTAATTATAGAAGAGGCACTATATAACAAGAACTCCAAAGGAATTAAAAAAGCCGATATACCAAACCGATATGTAAATCAAGGCTATCATATTCACCTTGAGTTCACAAAAGAAGATGTTCAGTACGAAGTCATCATTGACCGTAAAGCTAGTATTAAAATTAAACTACTAGAAAACGGCGAAGACATTAGCTCTCACACAGCCACTAACACGTACAAAACTTTGCAAGATGTTATTGGAATTGACTTTAAAACATTTTCACAGTTGGTTTATCAAAATACAAATAGCAGTCTGCAGTTTCTTACTGCGACTGATACAAACCGCAAGAAGTTTTTAATAGACTTATTGCATTTAGAGCATTATGTAAACTTATTTGAGTTGTTTAAAGAAGAATCTAGAAAAGCTTCTTTAAATTTAAACACCATTGAATCAAAGATAGCAACAATTGAAAAATGGTTGTCAAATAATAAATTGAGTGATACATCCATACTGCCACTGTCAGAAATTTCAATTGACACGGAAGATGACGAAAAAGAACTCGCTACACTTACGATTGAAATTGAAAATATTTCCGAGAAAAATAAAAAAATTTCTCAGAATAATACTTATAGAGATATGCTCGCCAAGATTGATATCGAAAGCGCGCAAAGTTGTAAAGTGACTGAAATACAGTCCTATGATACTTTACAAGAAGAAGTAGGAAAGTTATCACAAGCCGTAGCGGGGTCAAAACGACTCTTAGACAAGCTAAAGGGTCTTGGGGATCATTGCCCTACTTGTGAGCAGTCTGTAGACGCAGATTTTATTGAGTCTCTTCTTGCTTTAGAGACTTCTAAAATTATGCAAGCAAAGGAACAACAGGATGAAATTAGCACAAGAATATCAGAAATTAAACGAGACAATGCAGAGTTTCAAGCTGCGAGAAAAACTCAGCGTGATTGGGAAGAGTTGTTTAGAAGCATTGACAGTACTCTTCCGACACAGCCAATGGATCCTGTGGAGCTTAAGAGTCGGGCTGAAGGAATTTCAGCACGAATATCGAGTGCAAAGGAGGAACTACTCCGTATTTCAAGAGACAACGAAGCACGGACCAAGCACAACACCAGAATCCAAGTAATTCTGGAACAAACCGAAAACTTTGAGCAAGAGCTGTTTGAATTACAAGAGCTTTTTGATCTTGAAGCAAAACTTTCGAACAATCTGGATTTATTGAAAAAAGCATTTAGTACAAACGGACTACTTGCTTACAAGATAGAAAATCTTGTTAAAGACTTGGAAGAGTTGACAAATCACTATCTTGCAGAACTTTCAGATGGTCGTTTTACCTTGGAGTTTGTAGTATCCAATGACAAACTTAATGTACAAATTACTGATAATGGTAATATTGTTGATATTTTGGCTTTATCTTCTGGGGAACTCGCAAGGGTAAATACTGCTACTCTTATCGCCATTCGTAAATTGATGAGTAGTATATCGAAGTCTAGAATTAACATTCTATTCCTAGATGAAGTCATCAATGTATTAGACGAAACAGGGCGAGAAAAACTAGTAGAAGTTCTATTAGGGGAAGACTTAAACACTTATGTGGTAAGTCATGGATGGACACACCCTCTACTTGATAAAGTAGAAGTTGTAAAATCAGGGAACATTAGTAAACTGGAGCACTAAATGAAAAAGATGATCGCAGATAGCCTTATGAGCTATCTACAAGGTAAAGTCCGGTATCACCAAGCTAATGTAAGAATTTATTTAGAAAGCCCTGTAGGAATTGGAGAGCATCCCGATATTCTTGCAGCAATTGAAGAAGAGCTTGCAAAAGCAGCAGAATACCAAGAAAAATTAGATCAACTCGGAGAGGTGTTGATGGGTGGTTGATAGTAGAGCGAAGGGAGCTCGCGGAGAATATTTAGTAAGAGATATGCTTCGATCAGCAACTGGTTTACAGTTTGAAAGAGTGCCCGCTTCGGGCGCTCTTGAATACTTAAAAGGGGATCTATATGTTCCTCATGCTAAAAATAAGTATTGTATCGAAGTAAAAAATTATGAAAGTTCACCGTTGAGTGATAAAATTTTTACAGCACCAAGAACAAACAATCTAATTAAGTGGTGGAAAAAAGTAGTGCAACAAGCAGAAGGCGGCAACCAGGAGCCTTTGTTGTTTTTCAAATATAATCGGTCAACTGTATTTGTTGTAACTGCTGACGAGCCACTTTCATTCGAAAGCCAGTATATCTATATTAACTGGTTAACTTGCTACGTGATGATAGCAGCAGACTGGCTTGAACAAGAAAAACCGGAGTTTATTGAAAATGGCTTTTAATTTCACTGACAAAATGGTCAATGATGAAGCAAACTCCACTCTAGTCGTAGATGCATTAAATCTGGCGTTTCGCTGGAAGCATCAAGGCCGTACAGATTTTCGATATGACTATCAAAGTACGGTAGAAAGCTTAGCAAGATCGTATGATTGCAAACGAATTATTATTTGTGCGGACTGGGGATCATCTTCATATCGTAAAGGAATCTCACCTGATTATAAGCAGAATCGCAAAGACAAATTTGCAGAACAATCAGAAGAAGAAAGAATCGCGTTCGAAGAGTTTTTTGAAGAGTTCGAAGCATCCCTTGATCTCCTTAAAGAAGACTATCCGGTCCTTCGGTACAAAGGCGTAGAAGCTGACGATATTGCAGCGCATTTAGTAAAATACCGAAATAAATATGACCTAGAGTACGTTTGGTTAATCTCGAGTGACCGTGACTGGGATCTGTTAATACAAGAAAATGTTGGCAGATTCTCTTATGTTACTCGAAAAGAAGTAAGATTGGATAACTGGAAAGAACACTATGATGTTCCTCCGGAAATGTATATTTCAATGAAGTGTTTAACTGGAGATAAAGGTGATAATGTGCCCGGTATTCCAGGTATTGGCCCAAAACGTGCCGTCCAGCTCATAGAGCAATTTGGCAGTGCTTGGGATATTTATGAAGCATTGCCTATTGAAAGCAAATACAAATACATTCAAGAATTAAATGCAAACGGTGAGCAGTTACTCGTGAATTACGAGTTAATGGACCTAATGACATTTTGTGATGATGCAATAGGTCAAGACAATATTATTGATATTGAGCGAGTAATAAATGAATATAGAAATTGATTTACGACGAGATCGCTATCTCTCTGAGTTTAGTATTAAAACTCTACAGGATAGATATTTGGTGGAGGGTGAAACGTCCCCACAGCACGCATTTGCTCGAGCAGCAAAAGCATTTGCAGACAATGAGGCACACGCACAGAGGCTTTATGATTACGCGAGTAAATTATGGTTTATGTTTAGCACGCCTATCCTCAGCAATGGAGGCACTAAAAGAGGTCTGCCTATTAGTTGTTTTCTCAACTATGTTGATGATAGCCGATTGGGTATCACCAGCCACTATACAGAAAATGCTTTCCTTTCTTCTGTTGGCGGCGGTGTTGGTGGTTTTTGGGGCGACGTTCGGTCCGTGGGTTCTAAAACCTCTAACGGATCTGAGTCTACTGGAGTCATCCCTTTTGTCAAAGTGGTAGATGCTGAAATGCTCGCATTCTCTCAGGGTGTTACCCGTCGGGGGAGTTACGCGGCATACCTGCCAATGAGTCATCCCGAGATTGAGGAGTTTTTAGATGTTCGAAAGCCTACTGGTGGGGATATTAACCGTAAGTCTACTAATCTACATCATGGCGTGGTTATTTCAGATGAGTTCATGGAGCTTATCGAAGGAGCCACTAAACATGAAGGATTTGATGATAGTTGGCCTCTCGTTGATCCTCATTCTGGCGCTGTTGTAAAGACTGTATCTGCTAAAACTCTTTGGGTGAAGCTGATTCAGAATCGAGTAGAAACTGGTGAGCCATATATTATGTTTGGTGATACCGTACAAGAAGGCTTGCCTGACTGCCAAAAAGATTTAGGACTACAGGTTCATCAATCGAATCTTTGTAGTGAAATTACACTACCAACAAATGAAGAGCGTACAGCAGTATGTTGTCTATCAAGTGTAAATTTAGAGGAGTTTGACGAATGGAGCAATGTTCCTGAGTTTGTTCCCGATCTTATACGAATGCTTGATAATGTAATTACTTACTTTATTGCACACGCTCCGAATGAATTGGAGAAGGCACGATACAGTGCAGAAAGGGAGAGGTCAATTGGCTTGGGGGCAATGGGGTTTCACGCCTATTTACAACGGCACAACATTCCGTTTGAATCAGCAATGGCGAAAGGACGTAATATGTCTATGTTCTGGCATATTAAGTCGCTCGCGACAACTGCTAGTCAACAGCTTGCATTGGAGCGTGGAGAAGCGCCTGATGCACAAGGTACGGGTATGCGTAACTGTCATTTGCTGGCTGTTGCTCCAAACGCTTCATCTAGCATTATCTGTGGCAACACTAGTCCTAGTATCGAGCCTTACCG